ACGCACTCCACGGGCCTTAAAACCGGCTGGGAGGTTAGCTAGGGTTCCAGCGTCGATTAGCTGTCGTAGGATGCTTGTAGCGGCTCTACCGAGCCCACCAATCATGTGGATCAAACCAAAGCCGTAAAAGCCCAGTCCTGGGGTAAACTTGTAATGTACGAAATACTGGCGCTTACGCTGTAGCGGATCGTTCATGTCGTAGTTGCGACGGATAGAAAGAATGCGTCCAGAGGTTTGATCGAGAGTAACAATGTACGGCAGACGGATGCCAGTAGGCTCGCCCGTAGCCTCATCCATATCCTCAAAGCCTTCTATGTCCAGATCAGCATGCATCTCAAGGATCGTCATTACATCGTCACTGTAGTTCTTAGACAAGCCTTGGAGTTCGTTAACCTTCTGCTCCACGGCATCTTCTTCAACGTCATCCGAAGACTGCAACTCTACATCACGGTACATACCGGCAACCTGCATCTTACGGACTTCGTTCTCGTCCATCCGTAATACATGCGTTACACGGTTAGCCGTCATCAAATCGCTGGCAGAGTAAGGAACGACCAAGTCCTGCGCTGGAATAAACTTAGAGACCGCCCGCTGTTTGGTAGGGTCGAAGTAAACTTTCTTAAAGGTAGATCCGCTCAATGGGAGATAATACAGAAGCTGGTCCATATCTGGATCGTACTCTTCCATGATCTCCGTGATCTGGTAGTTCATAAAGTTCTGTACGCGAGTAGCCTGCTGATCCCGTTCAGGAGTCTTTGCCCCCAACACGCCAGTCCGTACTGGACCGCCAGAAGGCAATAGCTCTTTGTAAGCCTGCGCTTGGAACTGAGTTACACTCTCCGCAACTAACGGATGGGTAATGCCAGACGCACCTTGGAAAGGCGTTGACCGCTCCTCGGTCTTAATACCAAGAAGATCCAGTCCATTAACATAAGCATCTTCCCACTCGGCTCGGGACTCTAGGTCCTCGTCGTATAATCCACGGAGCTCGCTTGATAGTTCTCCTAGAGTTCCATCATCTAAGAACTCCGATAGGTTGGCATCAAACGGGATCAACTCTTCTTGAGAAGGTAAGTTGTCCTCTCCGGCTAGTAAGGCTTGAACAATCGCTCCGCCCTCGCCATCATCAATAACCTCTGCCCCATTTGGAAACTGCATCGGTTCGTCAACTGAAACTTCTATCTCAGGAAGCCCTGCGGTGTCGTCTAGGTTTAAACCCGGTGCGACCATGTTTGGTGGTAATGCCATCAATAATACTCCCGTTTACGGGGCCTCCATTCCAGTTCGTCTTCCTCTTCGCCTTTCAGAGAGATAAACCCTCCCTGTCTAAAACGCATGAGTGCTAACGTCATACTATCACAGAAGTCATCGTTTTCGCCATTAGGAAATGAAACTACTTCCTCAATAACTTCATCTGCAAACTTTTCGTGCATGGGTGCCCATACCATACCGGCTTCAAATAATGGGGCAACCATGTGCATACGACTTACCTTATCAGTCCCTTTGCCTGGAGAAAAGCCTAGTGCCGGTATACCACGGAGTCGCAACTCGTCAATAAGCGGTGTGCCTGTTGCCTTCGCTTCTACCAAAACCATGTCAGGTTCCCAGTATTCATGCTCCTCATAGGCAACTTCTTTTAACTCAGGGAAATTCCAACGCCCACGCCGAGCGTCCAACAAGATAATATTCTCCGGTCCACCCTCGTCAGGCTTGAAGATCCCCCATGTTGTAATGGCAGAGTAGTCAGCCGTCTGCTTCTTGGAGAACGCGGTGTCATAAGCCTGCACAATATAGGATAGCGAAGGTATCTTTTCGTTCTCCCAGTCATGCCACCACTGTCTTTTGATGATTGCAGACTCAGAAGACGTCGGTTGCTGTTGCCACTGGGCGTTCCATTTGCCTACAGGAAGGTCCGCTTTGATGGATAATAGGGCCGCTTTGTCCCAAAATTCAGGCCATAATGGCTCATCTGAGGGCATAATCGCTGGAAACTCTACAACTTCCCACTGATCTGAGAGCACATCATTGCCCTGCGCGGCCAGTAATCTGCCTGTCAAGTCCTTTTTTCCCCAACGGGTCATAACAACAATGATAGTTCCGCCAGGCTGTAGACGCTGACGAGGACCAGAGGTGTACCATTCGTATGCATGATCGAATGCATTCTCGCTTAATGCGTCCTGCTCTGAGTGCGGGTCGTCAATAATCAGTAAATCCGCACCACGGCCTGTTATTGCGGCGCCAACACCAGCAGCAAAGTACTCTGCGCCCTTGTCCGTGCCCCATTTGCCCGCGCCCTTGTTGTCTTCTTTAAGGTTCGTCTCTGGGAAAATCTCTTTATATGCCGGATCGTCAATTAAATCTCTGACCTTACGACCAAAACGTACAGCTAACTCAGTGTTGTGCGTAGCCTGAATGATTTTTAACTTAGGGTTTCTACCTAGAAACCAAGCAGGCATCAAGTAACTTGCAAACTCAGACTTAGAATGTCGAGGAGGCATGTTAATTATGAGTCGCTTGAGCTCTCCTCGTGCAACACGTTCAAGTTTCTCAGCGATAATACGGTGGTGACGCCCCTCGATGAAGTTATCGTAGACGTGATGGGCAAACGGCATGAACTTTTCTTGCGCTTTCTCGCGCGTGTCCATACGCTTCTTGGCTTCAGTTAGCGCCAGTATCTCTTTTAGCGCCTCCTCGGGGAGTGCTTGTAAATTCACCTACGGATTCCAGCCAGTCCGCCAGCCATTTGCTGGTTCTGTTGTGGTTGTAGAGACCTAGTTATGTTGTTCAACTGCTGTTGCATAGGGTTTACAGGGTTGGGTTGTAGAGGAGTTGGTATAAAGTTGCCCATAGGTTGTGTGTAACCTGGGCTCCCGCCAACTGCGGCGTTCGGATCTGAAGGCGTAAACACAGGAGGACCCATGCCGATGTCCGGATCTATCACACAGGCGTTAGTTTCAGGGTCCATCTTGTAGCCCTCGGGGCACGGATCAACCACCTCGGTTGCCAGTTCTCCAATGATGTTGCTTTGCTCATCGCCACCGCTACCAATCTTGTACGTTTGGTTTTCCTGTCGAGCTTTTGTTTCCGCTGTTTGAAGAAGATATTCGTCAATTTCAAAATCAGTGTACATTCGATTGCCGTTTGCGTCTTTTAAATTTTGAAGGTTTGTTCTTTGTTCTGCTGGGTCACTAAACAAACCCGCTCTGTATCCCATTTTCAAATCATCTAATAACATTCCAGGGGCTTTTTTAATGTCATACATCGCACCCATAATTCCATCGGGCCGTTGGTTGTCAATTATCTTTTGTACTTCCTCGGGAGGAGGACGAACAGCGCCTGTTGTTGATGGGATAACAGAAACAGTGGGCGCCAAGGGTGAGGGTTTGTCTTTTTCTTTTTGCCGTGCCGCCGTGCCTGCCAAAACCTTTAAAGTATCCGCTAACCGCTCGTCCCTGCCACTCCCAGGTGTGTAGGGCTTGATTTGGGGAGCAGTAACTTTAACAGCTTCCTTATACTCTTCTGTTCCAATCCCCTGATCTATTGGCGGATAAGCAGGAACGCCCCCAGGACCGGGGACCGGTGGCACAGGTTGGCCCTCGCCGCCTCGATACTGCGTATTCAACAGATCTTCCTCAAAAGGATTGATATATGCCAAGCTATGACGCTGACCCGCAATATTAGTCTCACGCGGAACGCTGCCGCCCATGTTATACTTGTACATTATGTAGTCTCTCCTACTGGTGGAATCCCGTACTGTGTGTTCAACGCATCAAAGTAGGGGTTGAACGACTGATTTAAATCAAATGTGTTCTGCGTCATGCTCATCGGAGGAGGAGCAAAGATATTGGTGTTATCCATAGCACTACCAGAAGAATCAGCGCCAGCCAACCCTCCCGTAAAGTCAATCGGTGCCATCTGGTAAGGATTTAGAGCCGTGGCCCCCGTAGGTTCCACCGCCTGAGTGTAACCTGTGGCCGCTGGCCCAGGGATACTGGCTATTCCAGACGATGCCCGCTGGGCTTTGTCCGCCGCCGCCGCATTTATTGTGTTTAAGGCGCTTGCTTGCTGATTTGCACCCTGTAATGCACCGTAATCCGTGGTTAATGCGCTTAAATCCGTGGTTAAACCCTCATTTGCACCCTGTAATGTGTCAAAATCAGTGTTTAATAGACCCAGTTCCGTGGTTAATCCCGCAGCTTTCTGGTCAGCCTCGCTTAATTTGGTAGCTGTGTCGTACAACGAGCCCAAACTGGACGAACTGTCCATATCCCCGTAGCTCGTGCCCATATCATCGAGCAATGTCTTGAATTTGTTGCGCTCTTGGGCCTCGCCAAACGCATTTGATAGCTCATCCGCCGTCATATTAGGGTTAATCATGGACCCGTAGCCAAGGCTCGTGATCTGATCGGCTATGCCCTTGCGATTCGTGGCTTGGTCAAACGCCGCAAGGTATCCAGCATTGTCTAAACCCTCTGTTACTAGGTTTCCGTAGCCTAACTTATCTATCTCACCAGAATAGTAATCGCGGAACTTGGTGTCCGCCTCGTCTTGGGTCCGATACGCACCAGAAAACTGACCGTAATCTTCGCCCGCCGTGTATAATCCAGGGTCGAAATCGTCAAACGTCTTTAGTTTGACGTTGGTTTGGTCAATATACGAACCACGACCGGGGTTAATATATTCAGACTTAGAAAGGTCGTTCTGATACGCCTCGCGCTGTGTAACGTAGTCCGCATCCTTTAAACCTTTGTTTTGTTCTAACTTCATCCAATCGTCAAAACTTTTAACAGAAGAACTCTGCGTATCGTACTTTGCTTGCTCGGCTGCTTCCTTAGAAGCCGTATCTCTAAAAAATTCAGTGCCGCCACCATACCTACTACCGGTGTAATTAGAACGAACAGCCCCCGCGCCGCCTATCAATTCTTCAAACGCAGGTGTAGTTGATCTCCCCCAGCCGTCGCTGTCCCCGCCCGTGAAAAGGCCAAACTTGTCCTCGTCGTAGTTCTTCGCTCCTAAATAATCGTAGTAGTTATCATACTGTTT